CCATGAAGCAGGCGTTTGGTCCAGTTGGCTCCTTGATTGCAGGGACAGAGCAGGGTTTTAAAGCATTTGAGCAAGGTGAGGTTGCCCGTGGGCTTGAGTCGATGGTGCCCAGCTTTGTTCGTAACGTTATGAAGGGGTTCCGGTTTGCCCAAGAAGGCGCAACCAATCTTAAGGGTGAACCCATCGTAGACGACATCAACGCCTACAATATCTTGATGCAGGTAGTGGGTTTCTCCCCGGCGCACTTGTCCAACGCATACGAAGAAATTAGTATGAAGAAGGATTACGAACGTAAAATTTTGGCGCGGCGCAACCGCCTGCTAGATAAATACGACATGGCCCGTAAGGCTGGGGACTCTGAATTGCTGTCGTCCACCCAAGCTGAAATCGACGAATATAACGCCGCACGCCAAGACCCCAAAGCCCGAATCACTCGGGAAACTTTGTTGCGATCAGAGCGTGCCCGCAAAGCCGCTGAAGAAAATACCATCCGGGGGGTTAGGTTCAATAAGAACTTAATGCCGGAAATTAACGAGTTGGTCAGGCAGGCAGAGGACTGAAAAAAGCCCCCGGACTAGCCGGGGGTCAAGTCTTCTCAAAGCCAGAAGGAGAAGAGTGCGAGACCATTATAGGCTCAACTCGCCAGACTCGTAAACCATACTTGCCTTTCTCCACAACTTGTTTACATACGACGCTTAGCTTCAATCGAGCTGCTTCCGATTCGACAAACCGTTGAGTTAGCTTGCGGTCCAAACAAGGCACAAAGAACGACGTGCCCGGCTTGAATTTGTCCCACTCAATCAGTAGCGGCAGTCCCAGTATCTTCATTTTTGACCAGCACGGTGTCGCTAAACGACTCTAGTTTGGACGTATCGAAGCACAGGGCAGTGACCGGAGCCTGCGTATTAGCCAGCGTGCCAGCCGTCATACGCTTCTTTTTGGTCTCAAGCAGGGCCTTGCTCTTGCGGTAGGGAGTCAGCGATTCGTCGAAGTTTGTAAAGTTCTTGGCACAATCGTCCCGGTAGGACTTTACAACGATATAAAGCATCTTGGTGTCCGGCTCGTAGCGAGCAGTAAGCGGGCCACGGGGTTCCTTGATGGGTGAGTGCTCCAGTCCAGTACGCTTATCCTTGTTGCCATTGATGACCAGAATCTCGTTGAAGTGCCGTTGCAGGAAGCCACCAAGGTAGTCATCGGCATCAAACATATACTCTCGGGTGCGAATGCGGGTTTCTTTGACGAGGTTTACCCCAAACTCAAAGACAGGCTTGACCGGGATGTCGTGCAACCCTAGCTGCTTGGCGATAGACCCACCCGTGATACTGAGCATGACCATAGCCGACCAGAATCGCTCGGTGTTTTTGATCTGAGCACCAGCGTCTACTTTAGCTTGGAACTCTTTCATCTTCTGATGAACCATAGGTAGTTGCCCTAATATGGCATTAAAGTACGGCTCGGCAGCGTGCCCGTAATTAGAGAGCAGCCTGCCGAAGTGATCCCGTGACCATGCCGGATCGTCGTGCGGGTCGGGCTTGACTGATATCTCCAAGATCCGGTTTAACTCACCATCTGGAAAGGTCTTTATAGAAAGCAGCGCATCGGGTACCGACCGGTTACTTGAAGTGATAAGACCCGTGGAAAACTTGGTGTGGTTTAGGCGCTCGGCATTCTCATGCTGTTTCATGCGGTTCTTGCCCCGGCCCGAGGTGATGTCATAGATCTGTTGGGACATCTGATCGGGGTGCATATTGGTGATCTCGTCCATCGTCACGGCGAAGTTCTGCATGACTCCAAGACGCTGCATCCGAGAGTTGTAAGTATCCTTGGGCGATAACAGGAGTTCTTTGGGCCTGCCGTAGATACTGTTGATGGCCTGCAATATAGTGGTTTTACCTGATCCCGATTCTCGGCTCATTAGGTTCAGCACGAACCCGTCCAAGGCGGTAAAGCGCAGGAGCAAGGTGCCAAACCCCATGAAAAAGGCAAAGGCTCGGCCTTCCATGCCGGGGCGTCCGTAGGCATTGATGACATCTTTCCAGACGTGGAAGTCACCCTTGGGCGTAAACAGCGGAATCAAAGGCAACGTAGGTGTAGACGGTGGACTGTAGACCGTCTCGGTTGCTCGGATCTCCCGATCTCCAAAAATAATGCCGGATTCATCTTCCAACCAGCCAAATTGTTTGTGAGCCTTCTCGGCCTGTGCTGTCATCTGCAATTCTTCCACCCATTTTGTTACGTACCACATAAGTGTGTCCTGTTGTTTTGTCAGCACCGCCATACCCTGCGACGCAATTACTTCTCGAAACTTGTCTTTGGATAGCACTGATGCAAGCGGCATGATGAACTCCCGAACACCATCTTTTGGTAGATGCAGGCGAAGCAAAATTGTCTCACCCACATCAGGATCAATCATGCGTTTAACCACGTAGAAGTCGTACGGATAAATAACTTCATCTTTGTCGTTACCATCTTTGTCCTTGGTGTGCACGAACACACCACCACTTTTGCCTCTAAAGAACGGGAAAGGAAACTTAGGAATTACATATTTCTTGACCTCTTGCGTCTGCGGTACGACACCTGTGACTACGCTCTCTTCCTCGTTAGACTCAACAACTTCACGACCTAACTGGATGGGGGACGTAATCTTGCGTTCGCAACCTTCACATACTGTTGGATTTAGTTTTTTGAATGTCTCGCAGGTGTATGGGCCTTTGGTCTCGTTGGCTTTCTTATCGGTATCTTCGGCGTTGTAGCCGGGGTGCCGCCTACTGATGTTGTGGATAGCCTTGTCCCGATCTACGCACTGCTGAGCAATTGACAAGCCCGCACGCCATAGTGGTTCATCAATCGTATCTTGATTGTCGTAAATGTTGGCGATCTGTGCGCAACCTGTACCTTCGATGGACTTAATTAGAATGGTCTTGAATCGTGATTGACTAGATCCAATCAACGCTAGTGTTGTTGGGTCAAGCGGACGTTTGCCGTATGCTTTAGCGACACTGTTGAGGATGTCTTCAGTAGGCGTTAAAATTTGTTTTATTTTGTCGTTTGAAACTAGCGGTGCGAGATACATAATCTCGCAAGGGATCGGATTAGTTGGGTCTTTGACGTGATCTGTCTCAGGCACCCGCAACACACGAGCAGGATCGGCAGGTACTGCGTAGTCAATATTAAACTTCTGATTAGTGCATAGCCGCTTGAGTTGCTCTGCGAATGGCTTCCAATCTTCCCGAACCATCGGTTCTTCTAAGATCCAGTACACATGTGCACCGCGCCCTGACCTGAGAATAGTTGGTTTGGGTAACCCTGTGGCTTTGCAAAATTCTTTTAGTGCAGCCAGTCCCTCGTCAAGCGTGGCATATGGCTTACCCTCTCCACAATCAAGATCAAGGAAGAACGACTTTAACGATATGGCGTTGGTGGCATAACGACCATTTTTAGGTGAACCAAATTTAGCTAAACCAAAGAACGCATTAAATCCCTCTGCCTGCAGTAAATCTGATTTGATACTTAAATCTTCTATGTCGGTGGCAAAGCGTTGACGAATCTCGTCTTTCCCTTTGTTTCCAAAACTGCAGTAGTGGTCACCCTCCTCAAGTGGTGGTAGCACCAATGCAAAAAATTCTTTGCGCGAAAGCATAGCCGTCCTTAACGAACCGTCGGAGAGAGGATGGGCAGGGGCGCGACGGCAACGCCCTCTTCGGTAGCTAACCTAGCCCTCTCAAAACTAATTACGATAATTTTTCAATCAGTTTTTTCATGCGTTCCGCGTGCTCGCCTGACACGACTGCTTTACCTTTGAACCAGTTGTATACAGTCATGCGGCTGACGTTGAAGAACTCGGCTACATCCGTGACAGGTATGTCGTTCTTGATACATATCTTGCCTAGTTGCACGCCAAGTAACCGTCCGTCTGCACTTTGGATAGCGTCTACTGTGAGTAGAGAATATCCGGTTGGCATGATTAATCATCCCATTCGTCAAGGATCTTGGACAGATCTTTTTTCTCTGCGGGTGCTTCCTCCTTCTTGGCAGTACGCTTGATAGGCTCCTCCACGACTTCAGCTTTAACGGCTTCTGCCTTAGTCAGTTTCGGTGCTTCAGGTTGTGCAACCTTAACGCCATCAGCTTCGGCAACCGTCATGGTGATCGCACGTTGGGCCGATGTGGTTTTGCCTTGGTCGATCACGGCTGTGTGTTCATGGGGTTCCAAAACTTTGACGGGTTTAAATGTAAGTTTGGGTGTTGCGCTGTCCGTATCAAACCGCATCTCAGTCACCACCGCAGTGATGGGCACGCCTTTGCTACCAATCATCTTGGCGTATGTTTGTAGGGGCCACTTGCCCGGTTCACCTGCACCAAAGATAGATGCAGCAGGTAGTGTTAGTTGGAACACGTCACCCTTGAGATCGTTCGCAAGAACTACAGCCAAACGCTGGCTGTAACGGCAAGCACGGCTTTCGCCTTGGCCTGAACCCTTAGCATTTTGCGGGCAGTCGATGCACCGCTTGGATTGGGGGTTGACTGCTTTTGCATCAGGCATCTCACCGTCAGCAGACCAACAGTCGGGAGCAGTAACTTCACCACCCTCCGAATACTGCTTAGAATAGAACGTCCGCGATACCTTCTCGGCAGCGGCAACGATAACTACGTTCATGGACCGCTCTTCGTTCTTAGCAATTTCTTTGCCGTTGACCATCATGCGCCATACACCGCCCTTGATGGAGATACGTTTAGACTCGCCACCACCTCCACCCATAAGGGCTTTGGTAGTCGCATCTAGTTGCAAGTCCTTCAGATACGAAGGTAGCCCCTGATCAAGCACTGCAAGTTCATTACTCATTTGCACTCTCCTATTTCTTAATGATTACAACAGTTTGGGTTACATCCGCGTTCAACCCCGGCGGATGCGTATCGGGGTTTTCTTCAAGAAACTGTTCCATGTTTGCAGTGTTAATGCGTTGGTACAGAAGCGACATCGCGTCTTGCTCCTTGATGAATTTATAAAAGGCATCCCAATCGGTAGGCCAGAACCGCTTTGACGTTCGACGGGAAATAGTGCCATGCGCTGTGCGTATGGTTGCAGCGCCTTGCTCTTTGCAAATTTCAAGCAACTGTTGCGCAACTAATTCTAATTGCTCTTCCAGTTCTTTGTCTTGCTTGGCAAGTTCCCTGCGCTTCTCACGTATTTTAACGTAGACTTTTGTGAGTCGCTCAGCGTTAGCGGGTTCTACTTGTTCACTCATTGCACTCTCCTTCGCTTGTAAAAGGAATTTAAATTATTATGATTGCACTTTACTTTGTCAAGTATCTTCTATAACATTTTTATAAAGATCAATTAGTCGAGTATGGATGTCGACTTTTTCTGACAGCATCCGATACACGCGATGTTCTACGGGACTACCCTGAAGATGCACAACGGTGCATGGGTTTCGCTGACCGGCTCTATGCACGCGAGCATTCGCCTGCAAATATGTTTCTATAGATGTTATCGGACCCCACCAGACTACGACGTTCGCAGCATGTAATGTCACTCCGTGCGCTGCAGCTTGTGGCTGAATCACAAGCACATGTGGATTTGTTTCTGTTTGAAAGTTGGCAAAAATTTCCGTGCGCCGTGTTGCGCTGATGCCACCGTGTATGACTTCAGTACTTACGCCATTCTTTTTAAGTTCTTCTGCAATAATCTCAATCGCATGCTTAAATGGTGCAAACACAATTACCTTATGACTCGCTTCTTCAATAACTTCTAACAGGGCAGTCATACGACTTTTAGCGTCAAAAGCTACGACTTCACCTGTATCCGAATATACGGCACCGCACGATAACTGCAATAATTTGTTTAGGTTTGCCGCCGCGTTAACTGTGGTAATTTCTTCTCCTGCGGCAACAGCCATCATGTCCTTGCGAATCATCTCGTAAAACTTTTTCTGTTGTGTGGATAAGGGAATATCCCTAGTCACATAGGTCATGTCGGGTAAGTCAAGGCACTCTTCTTTTGTGTATCGGATGGCAGGCTGTAAGACATCGTGGACTACCCGCTCGGACTGGGGTTTTGGTATCCACTTAAACTGCGTGATCTTCTGCATGACCATATCCCTGAACGCCCCAAAGAACTTGGGTGCCCCACCCGGATTGATGATCTTGGCAAGCCCGTAGGCATCTGTTGGAGATTGGGAGGCAGGTGTTCCTGTTAACATCCATACCCAAGTTGTTGGTTTAATGACGCCAGCTAGAATTTTCCAGCGCTTCGTGTGAACGTTTTTATAGGCGTTGGCTTCGTCCACCACGATCAAATCAAATCCGGCATTAAGTACTTCGTCTTTGATGATCTCCAACCCATCGTAGTTAATGATCACAAACTCAGCTTCGCTCTTAATTGCATCCACTCGCTTATCTCGTGAATAGCTATGGGCTATGGCTACCGTGCGATGCATAGCAAATTTAAATAAGTCTGTCTCCCAAGCCGACTGCATGATGGATAGCGGGCAAAGCACCAGCACCCGTTTGATCAGCCCTTCGTTCATCAGATAGTCCGCTGCCCATATCACCGATGAAGTCTTGCCTGTGCCCTGTTCGTTAAAACAAAAGGCACGGCGGTGCAGGGTTAGAAACGATGACGTTTCTTTTTGGTGGGCAAACGGCTTGTAGAGTCCGGGCCAGCCGTACTTGGATTTGATGGGGGATGGTACGTTCTTAATGCGTAGGTTTTTAAGCACCTGCGCCTCTTCCAACCCCCACTTAACTAGCACCTCACCTGAGTCCAGTATTTTGGACTTCGGAATCACTGTCGTTATCCTGTTGGGTTCTTTGACCCGTAACAGCAACGCTTTGTTTTGGACTATTTGCACTCTTGCTCCAGACGCCGATAGGCCGAAAGTGGTCTTTCCACTCGCGGCCTGCCTAAACTTTATGTTGTAAACTGCTACTACTTCTTCCGCTCTCGCGGACTTACTTCCGATACCATACCACGTTTTTTGTTTCTGTCAAAGGATCTGTTGGTTGAGGCATCTACCGTTTTCAGCCTGCTTTTGATCCCGCCTTTGGAGATGGCAGTTGTGTGATGCACGTCTTTGCCATCACCTTTCTTGACTGCGCCATCCTTCATCATTTTGCGCCGTGCAGCATTTCTTGCAGCGCGATTCTTTTTCTGCTCGTTTGAGGCGTGGTACGTCTCATATTCGTTTTTGTAGTTACGAGATTTATTTGCTTGTGTCATTTTGCAAATTCCTTAATTTAGAACCTAAATTGTAATCAACTTTCAGCGCATCCTGAATTAAGTGCATACCCCATTCAGCCGCACATTCAGTGTGTAGTTCCATATTAAACCCGTAACGACCAAATTTTTCAACATACTCATTGGGAGTAGATATTGCCGCTAATTTTGCTATTGGACTAAGCTCTTCTTCTACCTGTTTAGTAGAAAAATGCACTCCGTTCCACCATACAAAAGGTGCATCTTCCGTAATTTTTTTCTTTCTGCAATTAGGGTAAGAACAAAATCCATAAAACTTAATTGGAACATCGTGAGAACTTTTAGAACTACTCATCAGTATTGCTCCTTACCGTTATGAACGCAGTCCTTTACTGCGCACCACTGCCCACAAGTGAAGTTAGGGCGTGGGTTCCATACATCTAATTCTACGGCTTTTTCTAGGCGATTAACATCCTCAATCCACCTGCCCCAGTACATGCCTGACTTGTCTTGTTCAAATTCGGTAGTCACAAAGTCGTTGGCTACCACAAAGAGCAGCCCCGCTTTTACCTTACGGACTCGTGGGAAGTGTTTAAACAAAGCCAGCGACAAAATCTCAAGTTGCTTGGTGTCAGCGTATTTGGATGACTTGCTGGTTTTGTAATCTACTACATACGCTTTGTCGTCACGCAGCACAATCAAATCCGCAATACCCCGCCACCAAACTTCACTAGCACCGAACTTGCAGGCTTGTAGATCGCGGGTCAGACCCATCCGGTACTCACACAACTTCTCCCCGTCCATATCACGAATGCGAGCAAGCGGCTCTTCCATGAAAGCAAACTTAGGCGGTATAGGTGTCCCGTCTTTTATGTAGTGTTCAGCCGCTCGATGTGCCTCGTTTCCATAAAACAAGTGTTCTTGTGGTGGTTCAACTACATCTTTTTTTACACGCAGGCGGTAGTACTTGTGTGGACAAAGTTTAAATAAATCTAGAGAAGAGTACGACCATACGACTTTAGACATGTTAATCCTTTATGTGAGTTTTAACCGCCTGTCGCATCAATCGCAACTCGACGATCATTTCATCAATCAGGCTTGCTGCTTCCCTGAATTGTTTTTTGTTAAGTAAATCGTGTGCTTTAGTTAAATTTTTCTTAACCTCAAGATAATGTCCTGCGTAATCAAGTAGATCCATAGTTATCTCCGTAACCTACTTCACAATTTAATGGTAAATCTTTACACCAGTCGGGACGCCATCGCATGCACTCTTCTACATACGTAATCGCCTCATCTACTTTTTCGATGGGAGCGATACACGCAATTGCGTCATGCACCGTTAGCACTACTTTATATTTTTTGGCGATTTTAGTCATCTGCTCCGCTATGACACACCGTGCGACAGCTTGACATATATTCTCGACCACTTTGCCACCATAAATTTTGACAGCACCTTTTCGGGTCTTGTACTGGTATTGCTCTTTACCATCCGGGTCTGTGGTTTTTTCAAGCCCTTCGTACCGCTGCCACAACCCACTTGGCAGGAGAAAACCTCGTTCGCTTGGGTCAAACTTGACCGCATCTACCGCTCCGAACTCGGAAGCATTTCCCGTATTAATCGCTGATATACACGACTGCGCCTGCCGCCATAAGGCCGGAATTTTTTGATAGGTTTGACGGTAGACGGAGATGATTCTTTTGCATTCATCGACCGGAATGTCAACACCAAAGACCTTAAGCTGACCCTGAAACTTTTCGTGGCCCATGCCGTATCCCGCGCCGAGAATGGTGGTTTTGCCCACGAACCGCTCTTCCTTCGTAATATCAGCAACTTCCTTGCCATAGATAGCACTCGCCATAATTTCGTACACGTCCTCGCCATTTTCAAACGCCTCCACTAAATCTGTTTGTCCGGCTAACCACGCAACTGTTCGCGCTTCAATCTGTGCTGAGTCTGAGTCAATGATGACGTGCCCTTCGGGGGGTTTGATAGCCGATTTCAGCTTGCCTGCGTTTTGCCCCCGACTTGGTAGGTTCTGCAGGTTGATCTTGTCGTCCCCACCCCAACGCCCCGTGTGGGCAGCATAGTATTTGATGGGTACGGGCAGCTTGCCACGCTTGGATATGTCAATGAACCGCTGCGTGCGAGTCTCTTCTAAGGTAGTTTTATTGCCAAGCCGAGCAGCGACTAGCGTTTGCACCCGTGGGTCAGGGTGTTCTGCCAATTCCTTGAAGTCTTCGTCCGTCTTAGCAAATGCCCACGTTTCTTTCCCAGTGCGTACGCTAATCTTGCGTGGTGGGTCAACCCCTAAAGTTTTAAGCAACTCAGCAAACTTGTCGTTAGACATCAATGTATCTTTGTCTGACGCAGCGGCTTCGAGCAGCCTTTCCTTCTTTGTCTTAACATCTATTAGGTGCTGCTCCAACAGTATCGTGTCTAGTTCTAGCTCTGGTTCTATAAACATCTTTAGCGTGATGTCAATAACCTTCAGCTCCTTGGGCGGGAAACGCTCCACTAGGATATTGAATAAGTCGTAGGTCAGATCAACGTCATTGCAACAATAACGACCATAGCGAGCA